CCTGGCTCGATGCCGGCGAAGAATGGCTGGATTATGAGCTGGAACAGATTTTCCGCTACGGAGCCGGAGAGAAACTGGCCTTCTGTGGAAGCGGCGTGATTCTGGCCATCAACAAGCTCATCAAGGAGTATGGGAACTTCGAGTTCCAGCCGAAGACCAAATCTTATGGTATTCGGGTGAGCGAGTGGCATACCCCGTTTGGGATGATCAACTTGATGACCCATCCGCTGTTCAGCTACGAGGCCACCAACCGAAACACCATGGTGGTTTTCGAGCCGAAGGATTTGAAGTTCCGTTACATCACGGATACGAC